CATCATGGCGTCGTCGCCAGAACCGCCGTTTCCGTAGGCGCACCATGCTCCCGTCGGATCCACCGCAACCGCTATGCGAATCTTCATTTCCGTTCTCCGTTTCTGTTCGTGTGGCCGAACCCTACGCTCAACCGGACCTTGCGCGAAAAGCCGCGCAAGTCCGCTTAGCTAAACGTTAGCACGTCGGGGAGGGCAGGGACTGTGAACTGATCGCCCCGGCGAAGCTCGAAAATACGTTGCGCCACGTCAGCGTCCTCAAAATGGGATGGGTTCGATCCACTCATCACAGCCCTCGGGCTGCGCCTCGGGCGGCACTGCCGTCTTCCAGTGATCGCACTGGCCCGATCCCAGCCAGTTGCCGCATCCCTGGCAACTGCGGTTGACCGGCAGAGCCTCCACGATCTTCAGCGCTGCCGTTAGCGTCTGGATCATTCGTGACTTCTCGTTCGGATTCGGATGCAGCGTCGGCGAATTCATGGGCGATCACCTCGGGGTACTTTCCCCCGGCGTAGACGTGAATGTGAGTGGGAATTTTCAGGTGGCGGGCAACCTGTAACGCGCTGTCGATCGTGCGCGGTACGAGGTAGTGTGTAGGATCGTCGGCGGCCAAGTCGGCCGGCATGCGGGTGCGCCACCATTCCACCGCGCGAGCCCGGGCGATGCCGGCGTGTTCGAGACAGACCCACTCACGGAAGGACCACAGACCGCACTGGTACCGCACCAGCAGGCTCGGCGTGCCGCCTGGCTTGTCGTGACGTTGGTAGGTGGCAGCCGTCACCCGGTGGACACTGATCAAGCGCGCGCGATCTTCGTCGCTCAGAATCGGCGCGTTCGATGCCGTGCTGTCGTGCTTGGCGAGCGTGCGCGGGAACTCGTGTTCGCAGTCCGGGCACCGGATCAATGAGGCAAGGATGATCTCGGCGCACTTCGGACACTGCTTGGTCGGCGCGGTGACCACCTTGGCCTTCGCTCCGCGCTTGCGCGGACGCTCGACGCGGATCGCATCGATCGGGCCGTGCTCCAGGATGTTGCCCGCGAAATCGAGCACCAGGCAATCGGATTTCGACGGATGCAGGCGCAGACCGCGGCCGACCTGCTGGTAATACAGGCCCGCGCTCTTTGTCGGCCGCAGCAGGATCACGGCATCGACGTGTGGTGCGTCGAATCCCTCGGAAAGCACGTTGACGTTGCACAGCGCGCGCAGTTCGCCGCGCTGGAAGCGCGCAATCGCGGCGTCGCGCTCCTGGAGCGGCGTATTGCCCTCGATCACTGGCGCCTCGACTCCGCGCGCGGCCAAGGCATGGCTGACGGCGGAGGCGTGCGCAACGGACGCGCAGAACACAATCCACGCACGGCGCTGGGCGCAGTATGCGAGTATTTCGTCTACCGCTGCGGCGACTAGATCGGAACGGTTGACGGCCGCCTCCAGTTCGTAGGCGACGTACTCGCCACCGCGCACATGGACGTTCGACAAGTCGGCGCGCGCGGTACCGCCCTTGCTGATTAGATTGCACAGGTAGCCTTGCTTGATTAGGTCGCCAACGCCCGCCTCGTAAGCAATGGCGTTCAGGACGTACTCGGGGCCGGTCACCGGGCCGGTACCGAGCCGGTACGGGGTGGCGGTCAGCCCGATCACACGCAGGTCCGGATTGACCCGCCGGCAGTCGCCGATGAACCGGCGGTACATGCCTTCGCCGCGCACCGGAATGCGGTGCGCTTCATCCACCAGGATCAAATCGAAGCGGCCAAGCTGCGCCGACTTGTCGTAGACCGACTGGATGCTGGCGAAAATCACCGGCTCGAATCGATCCCGGCGCTTGAGGCTGGCGGCGTAGATCCCGATCCGAGCCTCGGGCCAGTACCGGCGCAGCTTATCGGCATTTTGCTCGACCAGCTCCTTGACGTGGGCGACGATGGCGATTCGCGTGCCCGGCCACTGGGTCAGCGCATCGCGGATCAACTCGGCCATCACGACGGTCTTGCCGCCTCCGGTCGGGATCACGATGGCCGGGTTGTCGTCGTGTGTGCGCATGTAGGCGTACAGGCAGTCGATGGCCGTCCGCTGATAGGGCCGCAGATCGAAGCTCATCGCACCACGCCCCTTCGTCCTCGCGCGGCGCGGTCCTCGCGCCCCATCCTCGCGAGTGCTGCCGCAGCCTCCCCGCTCATCTTGACGCTGCCTTGCGGCGGTCCGCTGTCCGGCACGAGGCGCCCGCCCTGCTGGACGCGGACACGATCGATGTCTGGATCGCACAACAGCGCAGGATCAGCAGCCGATAGTTCGGCGCTGGTATAGCAGCCGGCCGCCGGGTCGCCGTTGCGGAAGCGGCGGCCATCAGGCGTTCGGTACTCGATCCAGTTGGCGTCCGGGTCAGCGTCGATCGGCTCTGCGAAAGTCAGCAGCGCAGGGATGTAGCGGTGACCGCCGCAGGCAGCGGCCTGGTCAGAAACCGTGAGGTCGCGCTTGTGCAGAGCGCAGGACCAGCGCGCGTCGCCGTCCATCTCCGGTGTCGCATGGACACAGGTCCGGCACGATACGGGCGGCAAAGTGCCGCCGTGGCAGACGGCATGTGCCGGACAGAACTTGCACTGGAACCAAGCAGGGTTATCGCTCAACTTCGGCCGCGGTGTAGCCGAGCGCACGATGCGCTCGGCCTTGGCTTCCAACTCGGCGCCGGCTTGTTTGTCCTCGCGGACGCGCTCACCGTGCAGCTCGTCGGTATCCTTGTTCACGGCCAGGTAGAAGGCGCGGCTCATCCCTGACCAGCGCATATAGAGCTGCATTTGCGACCAGTGTTCGGGCTTTGCTTGTTGCACGCCCTTGGAGGCCAGCTCGGAGTAGCTCTTTGCGTTGTGGGTCTTGAACTCCCCGACGTGCCACGTTTTCGGCGCTTCAAGAATCCCGAACAGCGCAGCATCCATGCTGCCGCCAACGTGCCCGCCGAGCACAGCGAACTGGAACTGACGTCCGGTGCGCGGGTCGAGAGTGTGGACATCGATACCAACACTGCGCAGTTCGCGCGAGAAAACGTCTTCCTCGCGCTGCCCGCGCTCGAACAATCGCAGCATCCGGCCATCATGCTGTTCGTCAACACACCAGCGGAAGGCGTACCAAAGCTGACGCTCGCACGGCCTGCCGATCACCGACGCCCCCAGGTGGGGGCGCGGTGGACGCGGTACCGCCTCGTAGCCGGCGTAGATCGCCTGCACGGTTGGACTGATCGTGCGCGGTAGTGCGACCATGCTGGGTCAGTCCTCGCTCTCGCTTGCATCTTCGACGGTGATGCCCTCGCCCAGCAGATCGACCAGCGTCTGCTGAGAGGCCACGTCTACGGCGAAGCGAGGCTCGACGACGTGTCGAAGTGCTTGGGCGCGAGTGCTGGCGCGCACCAGGCGTCCGTGGAACGTCTGCGCGCCGGTGTCGGTGACGACGTAGATGCGGGTACTCATGATCAGGCTGCCTTGTCCATCGTGAATCTCCTGCGTGAGTTGAGGCTCAAGCGGCGCGCGGGCGCTGCCAGGGCGGAAGGGTGTTGTTGGCGGCCGTGGGCGCGGCGGCGGTAGGCTGAGCGCTAGCCGCCGGAGGCGTGGCACCTGCGCCTTCGTAGCGCTTCCACGCCTTGATCTCGTTGCCGTCGCGCTGGCGCTGCTGGCCGTCGGCGGGCACGAACTCGACGCGGATCACCAGCGGCCGATTGTGAAGTTGTTGAGAGTCCTGCACCTGCATGACCCCTGTGGCGTGACAGATCGACGAAAGCTGCTCCTGAGCGATCTGCACCGTCTTAGCGTTCGGGTTTGAAAGGTTCAGGCGACCCCAGACCTTGCGGCCCCTGAACGGGCCGTCCACGAGCTCATGCACGAGTTCGAGATACTGGCCGTTGCCGGATTTCGTGGGCTTCATGTCCGAGTCCACGATGATCGCGACATACTCGCCGCTCGGTACGGGTGAGATATCTGCGGAGGGGGCGACGTTGTTGGCGTCGAAAGTTTGACCGAGAAATGCCATGTGCGTGTGCTCCATGTGTGGTTGAGGTTCAGGCCGCATCCGCCATCGGCGCGGGCTGCGCCGAGGCGAAGGCGGAAAGGAAGGCCGGCCAGTTGAGCGGGACGGTTGCCGGCAGGCCGTACCGATTACCCGCTTGGAACGCCGGGCGTTCTTCGAGGTGCAACAGTCGATTGCCGGTGCCCATCGCGCGGGTGATTTTGTTGCCGAAGCCCACGTCGGCCTTAGTCGTGAGCACTTCGTAGTTGGCGAAGCCGATCACGTCCGCCCACTCCTGAACCATGGCGCCTGCGCGCTCGTGCAGCTTGATCTGATAACGCTCATAAGGGTCGCTATCAGGCGCATCGAAGCGCTTGATCTGGTGGTGCGCCAGACAGATCGCCGCCATGCCGCGCTCGTTGCGCAGCGCGTCGAGGCCGTCGAGGAACTCGCGCCAGGTGTCGAGAGCGGCGGTGTAGCCCTTGCCGTAGCCGAAGGCTTCGATGTCGGGCTTGCCGTGCTTCTTGGCTGTGGCGTCCCAGATCATCGGCTCCAGCCAGTCGAGCGAATCGACGACGACGGTCTGGAATTCGTGCTGTTCCTCGTATAGCACGCGGATCGACTCCATTACGTCGCCAAAGGATTGCGCGAGCGGAAAGCGCACGGCGTCGAGGCCGTCGAGGCCGTCTTCGGTGCAGATGAACACTGGCGCAGGTGCCGAGGCCGCGAACGTGGTCTTGCCGATTTTGTGCGGGCCAAAACACACGACGCGGGGCGGGCGCTGGGCGCGACCACGTTGCAGGGATGCAAGTGAGATTGCCATAGTGGGTTCCTATCGGGTCAAAGGAGTTCGATCGACACAGACGGCTTGGCCGGCTTGACGGTGAGAGCCTGGGCGATCACGCGGTACACATCGGGTTCGTTGTGCTCGATATACCGCACTTCGGCGGCAACCAGCTCGGGTTTCCAGCGCACAAGGCGGTCGCGGAAGGCTGCCGGGATGTCGTCGGCGATGGAGCGGAACGCCGCCTCGTCGAGGGAGCGATTGAGTTTGCCCACCGTGCTGACCTTGAAGAAGCAGGTCTTGACGGTAGTAGTGCCTTCTTCCTTCACGCCGATCAGAGCGATCACCGCTTCCTCGGCGGCGATGCGTGATGCGCGGGCGGAATCTTCTGCGGCCTTCGCGTCGCGCAGAGCCTGCGCGACGCGGTCGAGTGGTGTGGGTTGCTGTTGTGCGGTCATAGGTCCGCCTCATAGGTGTCGGTGGTGGGGTAGCGGCCATCGAGCGTTTCCGTGCGCGCGTACTCGATGCCAGCATGAGTAAGTGCGCCCTGCCCAGAACCCGGGGCGCGCGAGTTGGGGAGACGCCTGCCGGCGATGGCGTGGCGGCAGGCAGCCGGCTGGGCTCCGGCGAGATGGTGGGATCGTTCGATCCACGCCATGCGGCGCAAAAAGCTGAGCCCGCGAGCGGCACGCGACGCCAAGTCAGAGGGGTGAAATCCCTCGACGCGCGCGCGCGCCGCGTAGTAAGCCTCCAGACGGTCGGCAGGACTGGGTGGGTCGAGCGTGGACAGGATCATGCGGCACCGCCAAACGGATCGGGCGTCGCCGCCCCGCCGATCTGGTGCGCGGCGCGGCGTGCTGCGTCATCGACAGACGCGCCCGCCTTGTAGAGCCGGGCCGCAAGGCGGGCCGCTTCGCAGGCGCGGGCACGGTCGCCAGCGCGGATCATGCGCTCCTGCGCGAGGCGTCGGGCCAAAAACTCGCGGGGTGTGGTGACGGTGCTCATTCCTCGGCCTCGACCGGCTGGCCGCCGCGCAGCGTGTACCACGTGTTCGGCTTGATCTCGTCGCGGCCGACGATGCCGGCCCACGCCGCGATGATCGCGTCGTTATCGGCGCGCTCGACCAAGAACAAGGCATTGCCGTCGGCGCCCATGACTCGACTGTTCGCTCCGCACGCCATGGCCGCGCCGTAGTCGCCGGTGCTGCTGGCCGCGCCACGGTAGCCGGTGCTGCTGGCCGCGCCGTAGTTTCCGGTGCTGCTGGCCGCGCCGTAGTTTCCGGTGCTGCTGGCCGCGCCGTAGTCGCCGGTGCTGCTGGCCGCGCCGTAGTTTCCGGTGCTGCTGGCCGCGCCACGGTAGCCGGTGCTGCTGGCCGCGCCGTAGTATCCGGTGCTGCTGGCCGCGCCACGGAAGCCGGTGCTGCTGGCCGCGCCGTAGTATCCGGTGCTGCTGGCCGCGCCACGGAAGCCGGTGCTGCTGGCCGCGCCGTAGTCGCCGGTGCTGCTGGCCGCGCCGTAGTTTCCGGTGCTGCTGGCCGCGCCGTAGTTTCCGGTGCTGCTGGCCGCGCCGTAGTTTCCGGTGCTCCTGGCCGCGCCGTAGTTTCCGGTGCTGCTGGCCGCGCCACGGAGGCCGGTGCTGCTGGCCGCGCCGTAGTTTCCGGTGCTGCTGGCCGCCGAATCCTGGCTGACCGGCTTCGCGCGGCTGAACGTGTACTCAATCGCTGCGAGGATCAGTTCCGGAAGGCCGATCTCGGCGCGCACTGTGAGCTGTTGGCTCGCGATTTTCGAATCGTCAACATGCCTGGCGAGCGAACCACTTTGCTTGACAACCGCGAACCGAGACAGCGCAGGCGGGTAGTAAGCGAACACGTCGAGCGGGTACTCGCAGGCGTGGAAGCCGGACTCGCACGCGCAGACCTGGCCATCGTGTACGTAAGTCTCGCCGACGGTGAACTGATATCCGCGGCAGCGGAGGTTTTTGTCAAAGCCCTTGTACGTGATGGCGGGCTGCGAGCACCCTCCGGCTACGGGCTGCTCGGCGGTGCTCGGTTCGGCGGCCGCGTCGGGCGCCGCCTGGATGCTCTCGCTCATGTCACTCTCCCAAAGCCC